CAGCCCGTCGCTGCAGGAGCGTCTGCAAGTCTCCGATCACCACGGTGGCCCTCGTGCCCCACGATGACTCGGCCACACAGGCCGGCAGTTCTGATGCGAGGTGCGTGCGCGTCGCCTCGTCGGTGAGCCAGTGACGCACCAACGCAGACGCCTCGTCCGCGGTCGTGAACGTCGGCACACGCCGCCCGAAGACTTCTCCAACTTCCGCGCGGTCGCTCGACAGATGGAACGCGCCACACGCCGCGAGCTCGTAAGCCCGCGGGTTCAACGATTCGGCGTGCGTGATCGTCGGCGTGTTGCGCCCCCACCCGACTCTCGTCCGGTAGAGGTTCAGGCCGATCTTCGCGCTCCGATACAGCGCGCCAGCCGTGGCGTTATCGATCTGCGCGCCGCGCACGAACGGCTTGAGCCGGTGCCCCTTGCGGATCCCGTCCCAGGAGCCATACAACCCGAGGTCGATCCCGGTCCAGTCAATCGCCGACAGCCACGCGACCCGGTCGGGAAAGCCGGAGCCGACAAACACCACGTCGTGCGCGGCCACCGTTGCATCGATCGGCTGCGGGCCGGGCTGATGCCGCTCGGGATGCCACGCGTGCGGCAGATACCCGCTGCGGGGGTTCACCGCCTGGAACGCCGCCACGCTCGAGCGTTCATTCGTCCAGCACCCGTCGACCAGCTTCGCCATCTCGAGCTCTTTGACGATGTCGTACGGGGTTTCCGTGAACACCACGAACACCTGGAGGTGCGCGCGTTTCATCATCACGACGACGTCGGGGTGGAGGAACATCCCGCTCACCGCCAGCACGGCGTCGACGTCGTGGTACAGCGCCATCGCCAGCGCCTCGTGGCCCGCCTGGAAGAACACATCGGCCACGGTTGGTTTCGGGATGGCGGGATTGCGTTTCTTCGCGCGGCGCCAGTTGTAGTGGAGCCAGCCTTGCGAGCGCGCGATCCGCGCATCGAGCGCATAGTCGACCACCTCGACGCCGTGGAGCTTCAGCCCGTAGCGCAGGCCAGTCGCGACATCCGCGGTGGACCAGCTTGCACCTGGACCGAGCAGTAACAGCTTCACGCTGGCCGCCTTCCGCTGCACAAATAGCCGGTCGTCGTCTGCGTCTGACTCTCGAACCCGAAGCACTCGAACCGTCGGAGAAAGTCATACGCCGCCGTGCCTTCGCTGGTCAGCGCGCACGGGATAATCTTCACGTCGGTGAACGCCTTCAAGAGCAACGCCCAGCCTTGCCGCGTGAAGCGCCAGTAATCCTGGTAGTCCTCGGTATCGTGTTCCGGCCAGAGCAGCGGTGAGGTCACGAGCAGGAGCCCGCCCGGCTTCAGCACGCGGAAGACTTCGCGCAGCGCCCCCGCGGGGTCGATGCAGTGCTCGAGGACTTCGGTCACCACCACGCCGTTAAAGGCGCCGTCGTGAAACGGCAGCGCCAGCAGATCCCCCTTCGTGTCTTCCGCCGTCGACGTGCCGGCTTCACCAAAGGTGATGTAGCCGTCGCCCAGATACCGCCGCGGGTTATACACGCCGACGTCGAGGATGTGACGCCCGAGATCCTCACGATGGGACCAGACCCAGTGTTCCAATTGGACGCGGTGGAAGTCGGGCGCTGGAAATTCATGAAGGCCCGGCGTCGTCTGCGCCCAATGCAGGAGCGCGGCGTAGTCTTCCGAACGGCTGAGGCCGTAGAGCAGGACGTCTCTCATGTGCTCACGACCAGACGGTAATTTCCCCCGCGGCGAAACCATCTCAGCGAGGGATCCGCGGCGTCGACTTCGGTCAGGCGGATCCGCGATTCGCGAAACAACGCCATCAGGGAATAGCCGGCCACCGTCAAACTACCCTGTTCGAGCAGCACATCGATCCGCGCTGCCGCCGCTTTGATGTTCGCGCCGGCCACGGTCGAGAGCATCCGCGCCTCGACGAGATACAGCGCGTCCTCTATCGCTCGGCCGCCGAACATGCCGCCATCGGCTTCATCGACGAGCGAGACAATCACGAACCGCGTGGCGCCAGCGGGTGCCTCGTCGATGTACACCCCGTTCGGCACCAACGCCAGGAGCGTCGCATCCGCGCCGAGCTTGGCGACGAGGGCGTTATCGATGTCCGAGCTATCGGCCATCGTCGATCACCTTCGTCGCGCCGTGCCGACGCACTATTTCGATCAGCAAGCCGCGAATCTTGCGTCGGGTAAAGGCGACTGTCCGTCCGAAGACATGAAACCCCGGCATCCGCCCGGTCTGATGCGTCACGCCGTTGACGGTGATGTAGTGCCTCGCCTGCGTCCCGTTATCGAACAGCCACGCCAACGGCGACCCGCTCTTGAGCACCAGTCCCGTCGTCAGTAACCCGCTCACCTTCAACGGCTGAATCGCCAACTTGCTCGACAGGAACCCGGTGAACCGATGCGCCTCATACACGCGCTTGACCGTGACGTACGCCGCATTGACTTCGCCCTCGACCACCTTCGCGGCCTGGCCGCGGAGTTCCTCGGGCAACTGCCGGAGCTCTTCGCGGAATTCCTTCAAGCCATCCCAGCGCATCGTGCTCGCCATCACGCGACCTGTTCCACAGCGACCAGGACGAGGTCGATGCACCGCTGCTGCGGGTTATTGACCCCCGTCACATTCGCCGCATGCGATCGTCCGGCCCGATCCAGCCACGTCAGCCGCGTCTTCGTCGTCACGCCCGCGTGAAATGGCAGCGTCACCAGCAGGGTCTCGGTCGAGATCACCGTGCCGGCCGCCATGCGTTCGAGGTCGCGCGCCGTCGCCGGCCGGATGTCGGCATAGAGCGTCGCCGGGGACAGCGGGGTTAGCACATCATCGAACCCGCCGTCCGCGTTCGCCGCCGTCGTGGTGCTGAACAGGCTCACCAGATGGATCCGTTTCCCAATCTCAACGACACTCATTAGGCGAGCGCCGGGTTTCTCGCCCGCACGAGCAGGCGCGTCACGGCCTCCCACGTCTTCTCGGACAACGTCTGGTCATCGCCGCGGTGTTCGTAGAGGTCAGTGAGCGCGAGCAGAATCGCCGCGGTCACCCAGCCCGGCGCGGTGGCCGGCGAGACCCACGCGGCATCGGCAGACGTATCGAGGTAGTCGAGGATCACCGCTTCCGCCTGATCCAATTTCAGTTGGATGTCGAGATCCCCTGGGTCGAGCGCGGCGGTCGTAATCCGGAGGTGCAATTTTGCCGTGGCGAGTGTGACCAGGACGGCGGCCATCTACTTGTCCTTCCCGTCACGGCCGCGCTTCACCGCCAAGGTCCACGCCTTCGATCCTTCGCCCGGTTTCAGCTCCGTGGCTTCGTTGCAGTGCCACATTGAGCCGCCCCACGTCACGAGCTCGCCGACCTCGTACTGCTTACCCTCCTGAAACACGCCGAGATACGTCAGGCCCGCCTTCCCGTCCGCGCCGTCTTTCCCGGGGGGGCCGGGATCCCCGGGCGGGCCAGGAAGGACGGGCCGGACTTCGACGACGGCGACGCGCTCACGGAGGGCTCCCAGCTCTTTCGTGAACGCGTCGTCCTGCACGCGCCGGGAGAGATCCGCGATCTGCTCCTGCAAGGCGGTTTGCGCGGCCACCACGGGCGCCAGGGCCGACTTGATCGCCAGCACCAAGACATCGGCATAGGCTTGGGGATCAGCTCGCATGGAGGCCTTCCAGCGTCTTCTGGAGCACGTGCGCCGCAAAGCTCTTGTCCTCGACGTCGTCCTCAGCCGGCGGGAGTTCCGTCACCGTCGGCATGGCCGGGAGGGCGGGCTGTTTGGCAAACGGATCGTTGGCGTCGCGTTCGGCCAGTGCCGGCAGACTAAAATTCTGCTGCTGCGCCATGACATTCGCGCCGCCAGGCGTCGGCCCAAGCCCGTGGAACTTCCACCGCGCCTCGTTGGGCGACATCCCGCCGCCTTCGATCGCCGTCTTCGCGGAGTTCACGCGCGTGATCGTGTCCATCCAGATGAGATCGTCGATGTCGAACGAAATGCCGAGTTGCCGTCCATCGACTTTCTGCAGCAACCCGAGCCCTTCATCGTGCGCGACCTCGAAACTGTTCGTGAGCGACTGAATGCACTGACTGTGATGTTTGAGAATCAAGGATTCCCAGGTGTACGGGGGCGGAGGGCCGATGTCCACCAGGTAGGGCGCAACGGCGAACGCGCTGCAGACCTGTTCCGCGGTCATGCGGAGCTGCTCGACCAACTGGCTGTCCACGGCATTCATGGCCAACTGGTTGAACTTCAACTCGCCGCCCAATACCGCGATTTTGCCGTAGTTGTTCCCGCTGAACTGCGTCTGCCAGCGCGTTTGGATCGCCTCCGCCTGGGCGTTCGTGATGCCTTGCGGGGCGGTGAGGATCGCCGCCGGCTGGGAGCCGTTGGTGAAGAACTTCTCGGAGTTGGCCTGGATGCTGAGCCCTTGCACGGCGGCCGTCCCGCACGCGTAGAGTGGCGAGATCCCGATCAGGGGATGATACGGGGCGACGTAGGTATCGTGGATGATCTCGCGCGCCGGCACGACGACTTCGTCTTGCACCCCGGAGAGATCATCGCGGCGTAATCTGTAGTACACGGCACCATCGGGCGTCACGAGCGGCGTCACGCGCGTCGCGTCGAGCACGAACAGGCCATTGACCACGCCGCGCTGGTCGCGCGCTTTCAGGACGTAGGCGTTCCCGTGCAGCAACTTGCTGCCGATGTACTGCTCGACGTACTTGTTGATGGTCTGGTAGGTGTTCGGTTTGCGCAGCACCGGCGAGAAGGCGGCCGACTCCGTCTCGGTCCACACGCCGTGCCGATCCTGCTCGACCAGCCGCAGACAGAGTTTCCCGATGTCGGTGGTGATCAATCGATAGCACGCGTAGACGGCGAAGTAACTGAGCGCCGAGCTCGCGCTGATTTCCACGTCGCGCTGCCACGCCCCGGTAAATGGCTCATGGACCACGGGCCACCACCCCCCCTGTGTGGACAGAGGATTGAGCTGGAGCCCTTTGGTCGAGAGCTCCACCGTGCGCCCGAACAGCGTCAGCGCGACGTGCATCTACTTCTTCTTCGCCGGCTTCTTCGGCTCGTCGGGGGCGCGCTGACTGTCGGCCGCCCGCACGCCCTTGCCCTGCACGATGATCGTGGTGACGTCGCCTTCGTCGGCCTCGTACGTGTCGCCGACGTCGTACTCTTTGCCGTGATAGGTGTGGAGCTGCGTCGCTTCCATCGTCACGGTGGCGGGGGTGTCCTCAGCCATGGGTCTCCTTACACGGTGCCGTAGATCAACTGGATGCCGTCGGGGTCCGGCGGGTCCGACTGGTAGCGCGTCAACGCGAGATCGTGCGCCGCCTCGAATTCGTCCCACGCCTGACGGACGCCTGGAAATAAGTGATGGCCGTAGTCGTCGCCGAGGATCAGTCCGCCGGGTTTCACATGGGGCACCCACGCGCGGAGGTCCGCGCGCACGCCCTCGTAACTGTGGTCCGCGTCGATGTAGAGGTAGTCAATCGGCTGCGTCCAGCGCGCGGCGGCCTCGCGCGTCGTCGCGGGAATCAATCGCACGTTCGCGCCGACGCCCGCCTCCATGATGTTGCGCGCACAACTCACCAGCATCCACGGCGCCGACTCCCCCACCGTGTTCGGCTGCCGCACATCGCCTGCCCAGGTGTCCACGCAGAAGAGCGTCCCGCCCCATCGACGGATCGCGCGTGCCACGGGGATCGCGGAGGCACCCTGCCAGGTGCCAAGCTCGACACAGACCTTGGGCCGATGCAATTCGACCAGCCGGAGGAGTTCCGCGCCGTGGTTGAACCAGCCCGGCGTCTTCGTCGTGTCGAGTTCCGCCGCGATCATCGCAACACCCGATCGAAGCGCGGCGGCTTCGCCTCTAGGAACGTGCGCTCTCTGTCGCCGTACGACGTCACTTCGATCCGCGCTGGCACCGGATGATTGGGCGCCCCGCAGCCCGCGCACGTCCCCAGTGCTCCATATAGCCCGCAGTAGGCACACTGCGCCGACGACTGTCTTGGCCTGGGCACCGGGGCGGGAGGAGCAACGATCCCCATCGTTAGCCCCGTGCGGGTTCGACCCGCGTATAGCCGCGCTTCAGCAGCTCTTCGATCAGCGGCGCCTGCTCGACCACGAGAAACTTGGCCGTCCCGCTGAACCCGGTGTCCGCCGGCGGCCGGAGTTCGACGATCGCTTGTTCAGACTGGGACGGTTTCGGCTTCGATTCGGTACGTATGCTGGCCAATGTGCCCCACCTGTTTCGAGAGATCGTGATCGATGTAGATCGTGTGGCCGGCGCGTCCCAGGCCGCGGCAGAACATCACGTCTTCCCCAACATCGCCGCCCAGTTCGTTCAGTCCGTGTCGAAACCACGGCCGGCCGAGATCCGCGACGACGTCCGTGCGCATCAGCATCGCGCCCAGGCCGACATACTCGACCGCCTCGAGACCGGTGCTCTCCGCGCGTGTCGGCACCCGCTGCCCGTCTCGCGACGCGGTGAACAATCCCGACGCCTGGCGCACGACGTAGTTGCACGCGACGATCGGCTGATCGTGCATGAACAGCAAGACGGCTGTTTCCCGTGGAACAGTCATGTCGGAATCGAGCCAGAGGACGTGCGTCGCGCCTTGCTTCAGCGCCGCCTCCAGAAACCATTCGCGCCCGACGTGGATGTAGGTCGACGCCACCCATCCGATCGTGACATCCGATCCCCACGGCCCCCGCTCGCGCGTGTAGGCGTAGAGCTGGGCGACATCAACGGCGAAGGCGGCCGGCACCTGGTCGCGTGTCGGCCCGCCAATCGCCAGCCTCATACGTCCGCCGTCGTCAGCACCAGCGTCCTCTCTCTT